CGCACCCGGCATGCCGCGTAGCCTTGGCGGATCGCGTCGGTGGCGACGTAGTAGCGGTAGAGCTTGCCGGCCTTGCGCGAGTGCGAGGGCGTCATTGCGTGACCGCCGGACGCGAAGATCAGCCCCCTCAGCAACGCCGGCATCTGCGCGCGCGTGCCGTTGGCGCGAGCGATCGTGTTCTCGGCGAGGATGGCGTGGACCTTGTCCCAGATCCCTTGATCCATGATCGCTGCGTGCTCGCCGGGATACCTTGTCCCCTTATGTACGGCCTCCCCAAGGTACACTCGGTTATTCAGAATCTTGTAGATCGCACCCTTGTCCATCGGCTTGCCCGGACGGTATTTGCCGTTCTGCGTCATCCACGATTTCGTCGTATGCCCGGCGTGCCGCAGCTCCTGCGCCAGTTTCGTCGCCGAGCCGACGCGCAGGAACCGCCGGAAGATCAGCCGGACGAGTTCGGCCTCGGTCTCGTTCACGACGAGCTTGCGGCCGACGACGTCGTAGCCGAGCGGCGGGGTGCCGCCCATCCACATGCCCTTGCGGCGTGACGCGGCGAACTTGTCGCGGATGCGTTCGCCGATCACCTCGCGCTCGAACTGGGCGAAGCTGAGCAGGATGTTGAGCGTCAGCCGGCCCATCGACGTCGTCGTGTTGAACTGCTGGGTGATGCTGACGAACGACGCTTTGTTATTTTCGAATACTTCCACAATTCTTGCGAAGTCGGCGAGCGATCGGCTCAACCGGTCCACCTTGTAGACGACAATCACGTCGATGCGGCCGGCTTCGACATCGCGCAGCAGGCGCTGCAGCGCGGGGCGTTCCATAGTACCGCCGGAGAAACCGCCGTCGTCGTAGCGGTCGCCGACGATGATCCAACCTTCGTGCTTCTGGCTCTGGACATAGGCAAGCGCCGCCTCGCGCTGGGCGTCGAGCGAATTGAATTCCATGTCGAGCCGCTCGTCCGTCGAGACGCGCGTGTAGACGGCGCAGCGGATTTTGCGCGCGGGCGCTCTCATTTGCCTCTACCGTTTCGGAGGCCGAAGAACGCGGGCCCGTTCCAGCGGGTGCCGGTTATTGTGCGGGCGATCGCCGACAACGATCTGTACGGCCGCCCCGCGTATTCATAGCCGTCGGTGAGCACGGTGACGCAGTGCTCCACGCCCTGCCACTCGCGGATCAGCCGGGTGCCCGTGATTGGCCGGTCACCCTTGCGCACCGGCAGCTTGCCCTTCACCCGCCGGTCCTCTTCTTCGATCAGCGCATTCAGCTTCGCCTCGGCCCGCGCCGAAAGGCCGCTGTAGGCCAGTTCCTGGATGCGATAGGCGAGCCGCTTAACCAAAAACGGCTTGTTGTACGGCGGCGGCTCACGGTCGTAGAGGTCGCGCCAGAGCTGTTTGAGCTCGGCGGTGGTCTTGCCAGGGAGTGCTGCGAGTTGCGCTATCACGCTGTTTTCCATAGCTCTGCACGGCATCGCCGACGGCGTACGCATCGTCGATCTCCCCGGTCTGCCGAAAGGCGGCGACGTGTCCGACTGGCTCGACTTGGGTGGCGATGCCGGCCGCCTGGTGCAACTCTGTCAGGCCGCACCGCTCTGGGAACCCGCTTCGCTTGCGCAATCCTCAGAGCAACCGCCGGAAAGCGGCGTGCTCATCCCCTACTGCGATGAGTCCCTGACGCTTGTGTTCTCCGCGCGCCATGCCGACGACCTTCGCTACTGCGAGATCTTCGGCGCCTGGTTCGAGTGGGACGGCCATCGCTGGCGTCAGGACATCACACGCCGCGTGTTCTCGCTGGCGCGGCGGCTGTGCCGCAACAAGTCGGCCGAGGCGCTCGCCACCATCGAGAACGAGAAGACCGCCGCCAAGATCGCCAGCCTCGTCGCCAGTGCCAAGACGGTGGCCGCCGTCATTAACCTTGCGCGCGCCGACGCTCGTCACGCCACTGCGCCCGACGACTGGGACGCCGACCCGTGGGCGCTGAATACGCCCGACGGCATCGTCGATCTCCGCACCGGGCAGACGCGCCCGCACGACCGGACAGCGCTGTGCTCGAAGATGACGGCCGTCGTACCTGCCACAGGCGAGTGTCCGCGCTGGCAGCGTTTCCTCGATCAGGTCACCGCCGGCGATCAGGACCTGCAGCGCTTCCTTCGGCGCATTGCCGGCTACGGCCTCACTGGCTCGACCCGCGAGCACGCGCTGTTCTTCTTCTACGGCACCGGCGCCAACGGCAAGGGCACGTTCCTCAACACGCTGACGGCGATCCTCGGCGACTACGCCAAGGTCGCCGGCATGGACACCTTCACCGAGAGCCATACCGACCGCCATCCGACCGAGCTCGCCATGCTGCGCGGCGCCCGCATCGTCGCCGCCCAGGAGACCGAGGAAGGACGCCGGTGGGCGGAGAGCCGGATCAAGGCGTTGACCGGCGGCGATCCGATCACCGCGCGCTTCATGCGTCAGGACTTTTTCACCTACACCCCGCAGTTCAAGCTGCTGATCGCCGGCAATCACAAGCCGGGGCTGCGCAACATCGACGAGGCGATCCGCCGGCGCTTTCATCTCCTTCCCTTCACTGTGCGCATCCCCCCGGAAGCGCGCGATCCGAACCTGTTCGACAAGCTCAAGGAGGAATGGCCGGCCATTCTCGGCTGGGCACTCCAGGGATGTCTCGAATGGCAGGCGGAGGGGCTGAACCCGCCGGCCGCGGTGATCGAGGCGACTGCCGAGTACTTCGACGACGAGGACAGCTTCGGCCGCTGGCTCGCCGAGTGCTGCGTCCGCGATCCGATGGCACACGAGACGACCCGTGATCTCTACGCCGCCTGGACGGCATGGGCCGAGCGCTCGGGCATGTCTGCCGGCAGCGAGCCCAAGTTTCGCGGTGCGCTTAAGGCGCGTGGCTTGGAGTCCAAGCGTCTGCCAGGGCTCAACGTCAGCGGTTTCCTCGGCATTCGGCTGAACCGAAAGGACTACACGGATGATCTGCGGTACGGCGGCTGAACCGCGTCTGTGGAGGTGTGGGGAGCCGTCCCAGGTTATCGACGTCACGCGCGCGCACGCGCGCGCGAAATACGTGCTTATAAGCCAGCACCTCCATGCACCTCCGGCGCATTGAAATTGCTCGCGAATTCAGAACGCGTCAGCCGCCCTTGGCTCGGCGCGCAGCAAGATGACGGAGACGAGAGCGTGAATCGAGGCATCACAGCGAGCGATCCGAGAAGAGCGGATGGCGGCGGCGTTCCTGGCAGTTCCCCGCCGCCATCCTCACCACGACGACCCTGAGATGAGGAAACGATCATGGCTCCCCAGACTCTGACGCAGCGAGAGACCGATGCAAGCATTGCCGCGGCGGTGCCGATCGAGGCGCTCGCCGGCGGCACGCCAACGACACCCGTCATCCTTGCCCTCGATCTGGGCCATTACACCGGCTGGGCGCTGCTCTCGGCGTGCGGCGTGATCACCAGCGGCGTGGCCGAGTTCCGCCCGGACCGGTGGCAGGGCGGCGGGATGAAGTTCCTGCGCTTCCGGCGCTGGCTCACCGAGCTGAAGTCCGACGCAGGCGGGCTCGATACCGTGCTCTACGAGCAGGTGCGCAGCCACGCCGGCGTCGACGCTTCGCACGCCTACGGCGGTTGGCTTGCGATCCTGACCGCCTGGTGCGAGCACCACGGCCTCCCGTACCAGGGCGTTGCCGTCGGCACGATCAAGCGGCACGTCACCGGCAAGGGCAATGCCGACAAACAGGCTGTAATCGACGCTGTCCGCAAGCTTGGCTTTGCGCCGGCCGACGACAACGAGGCCGACGCGCTGGCGCTGCTGAACTGGGCGATCGCGCAAGGGATCGGGGGCGCGCGATGAACGGCGCCATGCTGCTGCAGCACGCGGCCGGTGTGATCGAGCACCGCGAGCGCATCTATGGGCCGCCGCAGGAGCTGTTCGCGCAGATCGCGCGGCGCTGGTCGTTGGTGCTCGGCGTTGAGGTCAGCCCGGCGCAGGTTGCGCTGTGCTTGATCGATCTGAAGCTGGCGAGGCTCATCCGCGATCCGTCGCACCTCGACAGCATTGTCGATGTCGCCGGCTACGCCGCGTGCCTGCGGGAGGTGACACGTGCTTAGCGAAGTGCGTGGGTCGCTGGAGCGTCACCTGCCGCGGACGCCGCCGACCGATGACGAGCTGTTCGCCATGCGGCGGGCGGCATGGCGGAAACAAGGGATCGTCGTGATCAGGCTCGCCGATGTCCACGACGAGTGGACGAGGCAGGCGCTCATCAACGAGGCGTCGCGGCTGTACGGCCAGCGGGAGGTGGCGTGATGGCGCGGCGAAAACGGAAGACCTCCGCGGCGCGTATGGTCGCCGGCCTGCCGGTGATCCGGCGATACGGCGACGTCCTGGAGCCGGTCTACGAGGCCGATCCGGACGGACGGCCCGTCGTGCACCACCGCACCGTCGACACGCTCGGCATCATGCTGCGCGCCGGCACGATCACCAAGGACATGCACGATGCGGCACGGGACTTCCAGGCGCAGTTCACCATCGCCTGCCTCGATCCCGTTGTCTGCCTGCCATTCGACCGGTTGCGGGGAGCAAGCGGACGGACCGATCTGACCGACGCCCAGGTTGACGCGCGACAACATGTCGGCGCGGTGATGGATGCGCTTGGTGGCATGGGCAGCCCGGCCGGCGGCTGTGTCTGGCACGTCGTCGGTTTGCAGCGATCGGTTCGCGAGTGGGCGATGCGTCTTGGCTGGTGCGGCCGATCAGCGAGAAGCAGGCGCGGGGGATGCTCATCGCGGCGCTCGGTGTTGTGGCGAGCCATTACGGGTACACTCGCGCCTATGAACGCAATATATTGAACACTTGACACGCGGACTCGCAAAATGTAGAAGAGATCATGTTTCGAATTGCGACTGCAGCTTTCCTCCCGGCGGCAGAAGCGTATCGTACAAGGCACGGCAGGGCTAGGTTGGGGGTGGGTCAACCGCAGCAACAAAATGACCCGCCTCCGCACACCGCAAGGTAGCAAGGCAAACAGTCAGAAAGGCTCCGGATCTCTCGCAACTCATTGATATGGTTGGTTCCTTCCTGGCACGCAACCTATGCTGGTGGCGAGGTCCCGAAAGATCGCCAGCGTGAGCCGGAAAATCCGGGAAGCCATTTGATTTGGAAGCCAATCCGGCGCCGCTTATTCGTTTCGTGATATTAGATGGTTAGTCTCGGATCCCGCTGGCTTTCGCCGGATCCGGCCTTCCTTACGAGGCGGCTTCCTCCCGCCGCTCATCTCGCCGCGTTCCGCGGCGATTTTTCTGGACCAAGCACAATCGCCATGACCTCGCTGCGTTTCCTGCCCGAGCAGATCGAGCACTGGCCGC